TCACCACTGCACAACATACTCCTGCCCGCTTGCTACATCTCCAATATCCAGCGTCAGTTGATAGGTAAGGCCGGTCGCGTTCGGATCGGTGTTCGGCTGGCCGTTGCTATCGGTAACATCGAGGTTGATGCGCCCGGCGGTGTAGCCATTGCCGGACTCGCTCTGACTGTGATAGGCAAAGACAACAGCGCCACAGGGATTTTGTAGCCCCTGCGCATAGAAATAAGCTAGCAAGTCCTCTGCCAGCTTTTGGCCGGTGAGATTTGTTGCTACGGTGACTTCGCGCTCCGGCTGCGGACAGACGGCCAGGCCAACGCTCTCGCTGTGAAACTCATGTATTGCACTGGTATCTCCCAGAGCCGCCAGCGCGTGTAGGTCAGCCTCTGTCTTGGGCGGATAGTGGGTCGGCGTTGGTGTTGGCGTCGGTGCCTTTGTTGGTATCGGACTGGGCGTGGGCGAAGGCGTTGCGGTAGGCGTCGGCGTGGGCGAAGGCGTTGGTATGCGAGTTGGCACGGTAGTCGGCGTGATTGCTTGTGTAACCTGCTGCACTATCGTCGTGGCCGTTGGTGTGCTACCCGCTGCCTGTGGCGGCTTTGGCGCAAACGCGCCGATCAAGCCACATGTCACGCAGGCCAGAACGAGAACTCCGCCACCAATCGTCAGAATGAACCAGAGACGAGAACGGCGACGGGGCTGATTCGGCGGTTGCGGTGCCGGTGGATAAGGCGGTTGTTGCATACTTCCCTCCTATTTCTTCCGCTGATCCTTATGCCACTGCACCTGCTCTTTGAACGAAAGACCGGCAGGCATACCCTGCTTTGCCGCGTTCTGCTCCTGGTGCCACTCGACTTGCTCTTTGAAAGACAGACCTTTCGGCATTTGCGGTGGCAGAGCTGGGGCTGCGCCTGCTGCACGGCTGTACGTGACGATGATCTCCGGCTTCGGTTTGAAGACAGCGGCCAAAAGTCCAAGCGCCACGATACGTCCGACGCCGGCACGAGGCTGGCTGCTCGTGGTGTTCGTGACCTGCCAACCCTGCGCAGCCATCTTCGGCTGGTCCTTCTGAAATTCCTTCGCGCTATGATACGTTTTGACCGTCGTTTCTGCTGGCGGTTGTTGCATGATTTCTCCCCTTCTCCATAAGACAGTATTTCTTGAAAAACCATTGCTCAGTATAGCACCTCAGCAGTGAATGGAGAAGGGGAATCCATAGGGGAAATGCCTAAGCAATTGTACTGAAATGCTTGTGTAACCGCTTTTGTCTTATGTAAGACTTCCTGAAATTGTTAAAGTGCAACATATTGCTCACGAACTGAGCAATGGTGTTCATTTCGCGAACAAAATAGCGTATAATGCCAGCGTGGTCACAGGGCGATGGTGTTTCGTTTCTCAGGCGGGTGCCATCGCCCTGGGGCTAAGCAGCTTCAGCGTTCTCCTTCTGCTGTCTTCTCGCTTCTTTCGCCTCTAGCCGCTTGTTCACCTGCACGTTGACTCCAGTTACATTTCTCAGTGACAAAGGGCGACGGTAAATATCTGACATAGCGAGCAGGAGCCGATTCACCGTGCTGCGTCTGGTCGGTTTCCCGTCCCTGATACGAGCAACGGTGACTTCATTCAAGCCTGCCTGTTTTCCCAGATCGACCAACGAGCAGGGCAAGTCTTCGTAAAGCTCCTGTATCGTGTAGGTTGATTTCTCCTGCATGATAGTGACCTCCTTGCAAGGAAAGATTTCTTAATAAGCCAAGTGTAAACGAATTTTACCAATTTGTCAATATTTCCGCCAAATTGGTGGCTTAAACCCTTGACAATTGGCTTAATATCAGGTATTATATAAGTGTCCCAAGTGACTGGGACAAATAAAGCGCATGAGGGGGTAACTCGGAAATGGCACTTCATCAGTCAGTTGCACGACACGGTTTCGTTCGCCAGGCGCAGCAGGCGCGGGCACTCAACAAGCAGCGCACCATCGCGCCGCACGTGCTGGAAAGCACCGTCGAGTATGCGGATCTCGACAAAGACATCTCGCTCCGCCGCTGCACAGCACCTCGTCTGGTGGGGCAGGTGGTTCTGGTACCAGGCCAGCAGTTCTTCGCCGTGAAGAGCAAGTTCGCCGGTCGCTACTATATCGTAGCAAAGCAGAACGGCAAGCTTACCTGCTCCTGCAAAGATGAGCGCACGGCGACGCTGATGATCGCGAAAGTCAAGGCGTTTATTGCTGAACGTCAAGCGGCGTAGGGAGGTGTGAGATGGCAGCAATCCATGACGGATATTACACCGTCTCCATCGGCTATGAGCATCGCACCTTCCGCGTGCGCACCCAGGATCGGGACGCGAGCTTTGCCCCTGGGAAGCAGATCATTAGCTATCTCGCTGGGCCATCCAACGAAAGCGACTATATCCAGTTCGCTTTCATCACCGATGGCCGCGTCATGCCATGGAAGCGATTTCAGAGCGGGTATAGCACCACCATCCAGGCAGCACGGTATCTCGTGGAGAGCAGAAGTATCCAGGAGGCGGCTGGCCAGGTGTATGCTCAGGCGAGCGGCAACTGTTACGTCTGCAACCGGCTGCTCACCACCCCGGAGTCGATTAAGGCAGGGATTGGCCCCACCTGTGCAAGTCGGCTGTAGGAGAGAGAGATGGCAGGGACCGTTTACCTGATTCATTTCAACACACCGCTCTCCCATGCGCGCCATTATCTCGGCTGGACCAGCAACCTCAAACGTCGGCTCGCTGAGCATCAAGCCGGCAGCGGCGCACGACTCATGGCCGTTGTTGCGCAGCAGGGCATCACCTGGCGGCTGGCGCGCACATGGAAAGGCGGGCGCGCCTCTGCCCCATCTGCTATCCCCAAAACAAGCGAGGCATCATTCAGTAAAGGAGGAAGATCGTGAGTATCGCACAGAAATTGGCCTGGGAAATCCAGGCGCAGAACGATCGCAGCGAGGCAACCGCCCGCCAACGGTTGGCACTCGAAATCTGCTATGGAGTTGCCCTGGCGCAAGGAGATCCAGGCTCCTTTGCCAGTACCATGCAAAACGTCGCTGAGCAGGTAAGCGATAAGGAGATGCAGCGACTCCTGCGTCTCTACACAGCGCGTGGATTGAGGCAATAGTTCGTTAGAAAGAAAGAGGGATATAATCTATGCAGCAACCATTTAATCCCAACGAACACCTGATGCAAATAAAATTAGGTCAGACCTCGAAAGACTACCTTCCTGTCCAGTGGCGGCTGGTCTGGTTCCGGTCGCTTTGTCCCGAAGGCACCATTGAGACCGAGCTGGTGCATCTGGACCTGGATCGCGAAACCGAGGAAGAGGTGTTCGTCTGGAATAATGAAAAGCGCAAAAGCGAAAAGGTGATCAAAAAGGCCAATGGCATCGCCGTCTTCCGTGCGGTCGTGAAGGACGGCAAGGGCGCGGTTGCTACCGGCACCGGCTCTGAGCGCGCCGCTTCCTTCGGAGATTTTCTGGAAAAGGCTGAGACCAAAGCCATTGGCCGAGCGCTGGCTGCCCTCGGCTATGGCACCGCCTTCGCGCCAGAACTGAATGAAGAACATCGTATTGTCGATAGCCCGGTTGATCGCCCGGTACACGGCGCACGATCTGGCGAGATTCGGGATATGGCGAGCGCGCAGGCGTCATCGGAAGACGATGGCGCGATAACGGCGCAGCAGCTTGAGAGCATTCGCAAGCTGTCCCAGCGCCTGGGTCAGCCAGAACCAGAAGGACTCGACCGTCTCACGTTCGCCGACGGCAAAACGCTCATCGCCAATTTGTCGCAGGAGTATCGTAAACGCAAGGCAAGCTAACGAAGCAGCGAATGGGCGCGCCCATTCGCCCGCAATTCACGAGGGGGTAACACATGTCATGTCGTCAGGCCACTACCGCCGCAATAGCGGCAAGACCACGCTGCACCATGTCTGCGGCCATCAGACTGTCAACTTCACACTCGACTGCTTCACCATAGGCCGTGTCGCGCAGTTGGAGGCCGGGCCGTGCCTCAATTGCCGGATGCTGCGCCTCAACACAGAGAAGGTGCCGGTTGTGGCGCTGGTTGCGGGTCAACTCATAGACGGACGTTTCGTCGAGGCCAATTTCCGGCTGATCGACAGCCCCGGTGTGCAGTTCCACCCGTCGCCCAAAGCGGGTGAAGTCTTCATTATCATCCCCAAAGCCTTTCCCTTTGTGCTGGCGAGCAGGCATGAGATCGAGGGCGTGGCGGTGTATCAAGTGTTGTATCGTCCAAAGAGCCAGCAGAAAGGAAAATCGTGAGTACCTATTCCATTGTAGCAATTGCCCCCTGGGCATTTCTCATTATCATCGCGCTGACAGATGGAATAAATTCTGTCGTCAAAGCGCATCTTGACGACAGGCACAAGCTCGAGGTGAAAGAACTCGAGCTTCGCGAATTGGAAGCGCGGGCGCGCCTCCACGAAAAAGAGTAGTTTCATTTCCAAACGAGAGGGGTAACATCTTGTCTATTCGTCTTGCCACCGAAGTGGTGGCTTCCTACTGCATGCGTGATAGCATGCACGCGGTACTGACCATCCAGCACCTGATGGATCGCCGCGAACTCACCATTCTGCATGAGCAGATCAACGCTGATATCTCTGCTTATGAGGTGTCCGGCGCTGGCTGCACGGAGAAGATCGAGGTCAGCGAAGGCGAAACGCTGACCTTCATTAGCCGTATGGAAGGCCGTGTCGTCGGTACCATGATCGTCGAGGCGGAGGTGGGAGCATGCTGAGCAGTGCCTCCGTCACCGACAAAATCAGCGCAATGGACGTGGTACGCAGCGCGCTCGCTGGCCTGCGCCTTGCCACGATTGCGCACTATGCCATCGTGGCTGGCCTGAAAACGGTCAGTCTGGAGTTGCAGAACGTCGTCACTGAAGTAGAGCTTTCCGGCTTGCGCTTGCCGGACGATGATCTGTGCAAGCTGCTCGCGGCTGGTATCGAGGCGGCGCAAGCTGATAGCCTTGCCGGTAGCGAGCATGGGCAGGGCATCATCGCGATGTGTCGGGTTGCGCTCTCACGCGCAGAGCAGGCCGGTCTGTACCGGTGGGAGGTGGAATAGTGACAGAGAAAATATTGGCATCAGGCAACTCGTGGGCGCTGGTGGAAGAACTCGTTGATTTTGGTCTTACGCGCACGGTGCTGAAGCTTCGCAGCAAATATGGCACAGTGGAGTTGTCCACAAAAGGGCAAAGCATCGTGTTCAACATCCTGAATGACATAAAATCTGAGATGGCCAAGGCGTTATCCTATCTCGATGAGCGCGAGCGCCAGGTGCTGGCCCTGCGCTATGGCATCGGGGAGGAGGTAGACGAACACACGCTCAGCGAAATCGGCGCGCAACTCGGCGTCACCCGCGAGCGTGTGCGCCAGATCGAGGTGCGGGCACTTGAGAAGCTACGCGAGCGTCTTACACGGAGAAGGAGTTGCCCGCGCCAAAGGTGCGCTACCTGGTGGATGGTCTTCCTATGCGCATCTTCAAGAGTCGCGGCTACTGGTTGGCCGACGGCTGGCAGAGTGGGAAGTTGGTACGCCGCTATTTCGGCAAGCAGGATCCGCGCGGACGGTATGCGATTGTCGAGGAAAGCGCGGTAGGATGAGAAAGCGGGATCTGAAATATTGCATTGATTGTGGCAAGGCGCTGGTAATCGGCGCGGTTCGTCAGCGTTCGTTCGGCCTGTCGCTCACCCGCATTCCCGGCCCGCTGCGCAAACGCTGCCCAACGTGCCAGCAACGCTACAGAGCAAAGAGGAGGCGACGTGAGTACACAAGAATCGCCCTATGACCCGGCGCGCTGCCTCAAATGTGGCGCGTCGGCGGTACTGTGGTCGCCATCGGGCCATCCCTACTGCCGCCAGCATGGCGTCTGTGTGCGCTGTCGCGAGTTTCCGCCGCGCTGGGTACAGGACCCTGCTGGTTGCTATCTCTGCCTCTTGCCACCAGGACGGCGCATAGGGGCAAAGCAAGAGGTGTTGATACCCGATATCGCCTTATGAGGAGGAAAACATTGGATCTGTCAAAGTATCGCCTCATCATCTTCGACATGAACGGCACGCTCACCAACACCCCGTTCATCGATAAGCAGCCCCTGCACATGCTGCCAGGCCGCGTCAAGCGATGCATGGAATTGCGCGAGCAGGGTATTGCCTGCGCAATTGCCACCAATCAAGGCGGCGTCGCCTGGGGCTTTACGACGCCAGAAGCCGCGACCGAGGAAGTGCAGTGCGTCGCTGGTGCCATTGGCGCATCGCTCTTTGAAGTCGCCTTCGGCTATCCGAAACATCCGAAGGTCGATCCGCAATGGAGTACGCCGGAGCTGCTCTCCATGCGCAAGCCTGCGCCGGGTATGCTCATCTCCATTATGAGCAAACTTGGCGTGACGCACGATGCAACGCTCATGGTTGGCGATCTGGAGGAGGATGAGCAGGCAGCGAAAAATGCGGCGGTTGATTTCGTCTGGGCAAAAGATTTCTTTGAAGAAGATGAACTTCCATTCTGATATCTTCGCGGTCTCGCGTGGATATACAATCCGATTATGAAAGGGGGTGAGGCGACCTGCTAAACATTGCTAAGGATACAACTGAATAGAGTTCAATCTGGTACGAAACAACGCGCCTGGCAGAAGTGGAATGCTTCTGCCAGGCGCGTTGTGTTACGCTGGTCTGCCGTAGATATCCAGACCGAGGCGAGTGCGTTTCATCTGCACTGCCAGCCGCCGCGACGATCGGCGACGCGGGCGGCGACGGCGTGCAAGGATCGGTTCGATGCCACGAAAGGCGCGATCCACCGTTTGAGCGATGGACTGAAACCACGCCTGTACGGAAGCCATCACCTCGCGCATGGCTTCTCCGAGGACATTGCCGATTTCTCGCAGCGCACGCTTGAAATCATCGGTTGCATGGAGTGTGAGCGTGATTGCCTCCTGGCGTTGTTCCTGGAGACTCTCTGCATATTGCGGAAGGAAAAGCGGTTCTAGCATGAGATATGCTCCTGTTTTTCTGTCATTTCTCCGATATCCTGGCGCATTTGTATCATAAATCTTGCCCATGATTAGCTTGAAAAGCGCGTCGAGGTGATTTTTGAGGGCAGTTCCTCTCACATAAAATGGCATGACATCTTATCTCATCTATTTTGGCGCTGTTCGGAAGTGATGCAATGACCCACTTTATTACCATAAAATGGCGCGCGTCTATCAGGAACTGCTTCTAGAGCAGTATGATCTTTTTCCACCATAAAATGGCGCGTATGTGTTTTTGACTGCTGAAAACTGGCTCTTCCTCAAAAAAAGTGAGCTTGCTTTCTTCGATACCCAGCAAGGACGCGAGTACAAGCGAGCAGACATGGGCTGCGTCCTGGACGGTTGGCGACTGATCTACTTCTGGATGATCGATTCGACTGGCTGAGCCGTGGTGATCGCGTCGGCGTGTCGATGCACCACCTTCCAGGTGCCGTCTTCAGGCCGAAAGATCGTCGTCACCCGCAGATCGAATGGGACGATCTCCTGCCTTCCGCCAAGCTTGGCCTTGATCCGCTCTACCCACACCATGTAGGCCAGTTCAGGAGTGACGTACTTCGCGACGATATCGAAGCCAACGTGCTCGCCCTCTCTGACCTGCGATGCGGCACGATCCCCAGCCGCCGCCACCTGCTCCCACCCACGCACGACCGGGCCAAGGGGGTTCGCGAGGGTGACGTCTTCGCGATGGGAGAGCAGCTTCTTCACCGGTTCAGGGTTGCCTTTCACGTACTCCCCGAGCGCTCGCTGATAGTGTTCAATTACTTCGTCAAAATTGAACGTACTCATGAGATATCCTCTCCTTCATGCTCTGAACTGTGGTGAGAAAGCTTGCGGCTCGCGGGAGCCTTTGTCAATTCCGTTGTGCTGGAATCGCGTGTCTCTTTCTCTCAGAGGAAGTATACCTGAGATTCGCCAGAAATGCGACCATTAGTAACCATTTGTTGGCGCATTTCTCAGATATTGTGGCAAGGATGTTGCAGAATCTCGCGAGAAAAAAAGCGGAGAGCGGAAAAAGAACGAGAGACGAAGCTACGCCAGATTATAAGAACCATTTTACCTGATAAATGACATTTTCGCCAGTATAGCCGAATGGCGTGATCAAACAAGGAGTGTGTTGAAGGGCGGTCTATTCCCTCTCTTACTCCCTATAGAGTACACCCCAATTTTCCAGACGGGAGGCCGGTTCATCGCCAATCTGGTCCGACGCACAACATGCGTCCGAAATCAGGGTGGTTTCCGGCAAAAACGCCGGGAAAAAGGATGCTAGACGCCTGTTCTAAACTATGCTATACTGACGGGGTCAATGTCTGCTAACAGACATTAAGTGACATTGAAATCGGCCTGATATTCTCTGCTCTACGAAGATACAGGATACTTGAGATATGAGGTTCAATAGCTTATGGACAAAGAGCCACAGAATCCGCTCAATCGTTTCTTTGACTCGATTTACAAAAACATCCTTGCGCCGCTCATTGTCATCTTGCTGGCCGCGTTTATCACCGGGAAAATCGTCATCCAGATTACCGGTTTTCAATTCAGCGTTGGCATAACTCTGTTGATTATGCTCTGCATTTACATCGTAATGGTTCTTTCGTTCTACCTGGGGATGATTTTTCTTGTGTCTCTGTTCTTCAGCCTCTTCATGAAAAACAACATGCCACGTTCGTTTCACGTTCTTTCTAAATTTGCCTTGATTGTCCTGTTTCCGTTCCTTCTCTATGAAAAGATACGCGCAAAGCGATATCCTGTTCAGCAAAGCGAATGGACCCAGCAAATATTACAAAAGTCCCAGGAGCAAACGATGAAAAAACCAGAAAGCAGGTGAAGAATGAGCGAATCCGCACCTATGCTCTTCTCTGCCAACACACCAAAAATGACACTCGATCAATGCATCACGGCCTGGCTTGATGAGAAGGCCGGGCTTTCCGACAGCATCAAGACAAAATATGCCTATCAGGACATCCTCACGGATTTTCGGGCCTATCTGCGGTCCGCCAATCACGATCTGGATAGCCCAGCCTCCATCGTCGCACCGCTGGCTCAGGGCTGGGCCGGTTTCCCCCGCCGCGGCGACAGGGTCTCGCCGGCGACATTCAACCAGCGCCGCTCTATTCTCTCCTCTTTCTATGAGTACGCTATCGCCAATGAGGTGCTAACGGTCAACCCGATCCGGCGTTTCAAGCCGCGCAAGCTGAGCCACCCTCATAAAGCCCATTCCCTGACACCGGCCTCCATCAAGCGCGGCCTCTCCTTGATTGATCGCAGCACGCTTTCTGGTAAGCGCGACTACGCCCTGCTTTCGCTGGCGCTCTCGACCGGCCGACGTGTTTCGGAGCTGGCCGGGTTGCGCTATGGCCATATCCAGCGACAGGGAAATCGTTCGGTGATCCAGTGGGTGCGCTGCAAGGGCAATAAGCAGATGATTGATGTTATCGAGGAGAAAACAACAAAGGCCCTCTATGATTATCTCTACGCTGCTTACGGTGCGCAGCTCGGCACACTGGCAAATGATGCACCGATCTGGCTCTCGGAAAGCAACCATAATGCTGGAGAGCCGATCAGCGCCCGAACGCTGCAGCGCATCTGCGAGCAGTATCTGGGTACGTCGAAGTTTCACACCACGCGCCATACCTTTGCGGTGGCGCTCAATCACAAACATGCCACCCTGACCCAGATCGGCAAGCTCCTGGGTCATAGCAACCTGAAAACAACATCAGAGTATATGGAAGAGTTGTTAGGTAATGAGAATCCCTATGCGCACGACCTGGAAGATGAATTTGGGATATAAAACTGAGTTTGACCAGGTAAAGAAAGAGGAAAATTGATGGACATACTTTTTGATGCCCGTTACAACGACTTATATGGATCAGTGTCTCAAACGCCACTATTCAGTATTTCGTTCGACCCGGAGGCGATGGCGCTGCAATGTATTGGTGATATGGCAGTGTTCACGGTACAGGCATTTCTAAAACGTGATGAGACAACCTGGAGCCGTCCACCATTTAAAGACAGCTATCCAATAATCCTTGCGCTGCATGGCCTACTCTATGGTCAGGCGTTCTATCGTGGAAACCAGGGTATAGGAGCGCACCTGGTACTTGCTGAAAATTTTCCGCTCTCGTTACGCAATGGGCAATCCCAACTGCTGAATCTGGCATTTCATTGCTCGCGCTCTTATCTCCAGTGTATTGAAGAGCAGCGGGCTGAGAATCAATCCGCCAACCCCCAATCTCCCTTTACCCTCGGCATCTCTTTCCGGGGAACAATCAGCCCTTTACCAGGAAGCTTAGTCGCTACACAGAGTAAAGCGCCGAACTCACAGCCGGTGTCAATTCCTGTCCAGAGCCGTAATGATGGGGAAACCGTTCGTATTTCTCGCTCACACTGGGCCGACATGCTCAGCTCGATTGGCTACCCGCAGCGGCGCTCAATCGAATTGCCTGTACTCAAGCCTCAAGAGGGCGCAGAAGAACTCTTTGCGGCGATAGAACAGGTGAATACAGCGAATACCCTCTTTGCGCAGGACCGCTATAGGGAAGCCGTACAACGCTGTCGTCAGGCCAGGGATGCGCTGCTTGGCGTGAATAAGAAAACCTGGTGGCAAACCTATCTTGCTCCCCGAATCGGATCTGAGAAAGCCTTGATGATCGATGAGGGGATCAAAGCACTCAATCACATGGGACATGAGTCGTCTCATGTGGACCCCAATGCACCGCCTGTTGAGATTGATCGCGAAACGGCCAGCTACATCATTGGAACGCTGACGCTGATCCTTGATTATATTGGACGGAAGATAAGATAGAGCAAGGGGATTCACAACATTAAGGATAAGATTTGAAAAATGCCTGCGCCAATCGTTCTATAAAAATAGAGCGGTGTATGTGGCAAGTGCTGGAAGGGAATGTGAAGATTCGTGCAACAACCCAACCCACCTCTCCCTGCCGAAAATTCTCTCGATTTTACGTATGATCTTTTCAAAGATCTTGTCGATGGTCAGTACACGCAAGCAGACGCACTGGACAGTAAGGCAAACAATATTGTCGTTGCTGCCTCGGCACTTCTGGTGGCTGGGCTTGTTTTGCAAGGCGCTATCTTGTCGCTCCAGACCCATGCGATCACGCTGAACTTCACGTATACCCGGCTTGGGCTTACCGTGCTACTAGCAGTCTACCTTATCACTATGCTTGCAGCCATCTTCGGTGGTTACTTCATTCGTAAACTGAAGCGGATTCCAGAACCGCGACCTTTCATCGAGCAATATCTTCGAGAGCCTGAAGTAGTTACAAAGGGTGACGTGGTTTGCACCCTGGTCGATGTCTACAAACTGAACAAATCCCCTCTTCACTTTAAAGCCTGGGGAATTCGCATTGCAGGTATCGGTCTTTGCCTGGAAGTCATTAGTCTGGTTGTACTTCTTCTACTTCAAATTTACTAAGGAAAGGAGGTATCTTTATGGCAAAAAAGCCTGGACGCAAGCCCAAACCGGACAGAGGGCCAAGGAGCAATTCTACCATTATTACAACAACTGACAAGGGCGGCAAGCCAACCCCTGCTCGACCTGCCAAACCAAAGACTGAGCAAAAGTAAGAGTTCTAAACAAGAGAGTTGGCAGGTGTTCTGCCAACTCTCTTTCTTTACCCACCGCTATCCTGATTCGGTGGCGGCTTCATCAGTGACGCTCGCTGCGGGATCGGCGTCGCCCCCGGCGCATACGCGCTACTTGCGCGTCCGCCCGTTGCCAGTCGTGGCCCCGAAAGCGCAGCGGCTGGTGCTTTCACGATATTAAAGAGATGCGACTGTACCCAGGCTAGCCATCCGTCGGTCCACGGCTTCAGGCTATGCAAACCGCCAGAAAGCAGGAGCGAGACGGCGGCAATCACCGCATCGATGAAGCCGGAGAACGAATCGAAGTGGTTGGCGACAATCACGCTGGCGACCGCTGCAGCCAGCAGGACAATCCAGGCGATCAAGCCGTTCAGCCATTTAGGAAAGCCGTCCTGGGCCAAAATGCCGGAGAGCGTTGAGCCAACGACCGAGAGTGCCGCCGGCGAGAGCAGGCTCGTCAGCAGGAGACTGAGATTGAGTGTTGGTGTCAAAGTGTTGTTCCTCCTTTCGTAGAGGTGGTGTGCTGGTACGCACGATTTCCGTTTCCGGTATGCCGTCGGTCAGTCGATAGAATCCGACCAGGCGCAAATCACGCCTGACGGCGCAGATCGGCGTCGGTGGTCGCGCTGGATGTGACATTGTTACCCCCTCGTGCTATTTGTTATATTTTTTGCGAGAAAAACAGCCGAAACTACAAAAGTGGGATTGATGCTGAGATTTCGCCCCCTGTATAACTCAGCGAGATGCTTGAGGTACGCCTCAACGACGGCAAAATGCCTTGAGGGAGCCACCTGCAATCAAGCCCGTCTGCTAGTTGGGCTTCTCCGTCTCAACCGGCGAGATCAGGACATCGAACTCTTGCCCGATTTTCGCGTCGAAGAAGACTTGCGCTGCCGGTGGATTGACAATCAGCCTCATGCCAGCAGCCATTCGGAGAGGCGGCGCCGAACGGTTCACCTTTCACCGCTCCTAAGATGACGTAGGCAGCCTCGACGATCTGTGTCTCTGCCCCAGGTTCAGGGCAATAATAGCCACGAGAACGATTCACCTGATCGAGTCGAAAGTGTGCATGGACTTGTTTTGGCATTCCTTTGTTTCCTTTCTCCTTATAAAATTTCAATGAACTTACACAAGGCTATCTGATCAGCCTCATGCCAGCAGCCATACTGCTTTGCATTGCTATATGGCACATTCTCTAGCAGTTTCCCGTGCGGATACTCCCGTGTCGGGATGAGCCAGAGATCAACCACGCCCCGATGATAGCGCGTCGAGACGATGGCCGCGTAGCAACGCTCTACGCCTTGATAATGGACAGTGCTGCCAATCGGGTTATCCACAGGTTTTCCACAATTCACGGTATCGTGACACTGCCAGTCGCGGTGATGAACACGCCGATGTGGGTATTGTGATCCCATTTTGCGGTTGCACTCGCACATGGCATGAAGCTGAGATGCGGCGCGATCTTGCTTCTCCACTCCGGCCCCAGCGGTGGCCCTGGCTCATAGCCTTTGTGCCGCGCTCGCAGCCACATTTGCGCGATGCCGGTGTCCGTCGGCAGCGCCTCCGTGTAGAGTTTACCTTGCAGCAGGTTCCAGAGTATCAGATCGTCGGCATTCCATACTGACGCGGCAACTGCTGGCGAGTCCGCGCTTGCCAGATAGACCCAAAGTTCATCCCAGGGATAGTTGCCAGGGCAGCGAGCGCGGCTGATGGGCGCAATATTGCAGTGTCCGATGATGCCGCCTTTGCCGTCGTTTTGCGCCCGCCTCATGGGGATGTTGTGGCGCTCGCAGATATGCTGGATGAGCCGGAACGAAGCCGCTTTTTGTGCAGCAGTGAGCGGCGTCAAGTTATCGGCTGCCGGATCGCAGTGTTCAATCGAGATAGTGCGCAGGTTCAGGTTTTCGTTGCCCGGCAGAAAGCTGGCATAGCCTTTCTCGACACAGCAGTTGCCGCCCGCGCCGTCCTTTTCCAGCACACACTGCACTATCGCGCCGTCCTGGCCAACGATATAGTGCGTCGAGGCCATCGCGGGATCGGTGGCAAAGAAGTGAGCGATATCCTGCGCACGGCTGCCGCCCGCCGTTTTGTGAATGACTAGCCACATATGGTCATTCTGATTGATGAACACGCGACTCTCCGCCACAAACATCGCGATCGCGCCCGGCTCATCCGTTGCGCTCATACGCTTTGCGCTCCAATGCCGTGCGCAGCTCGCACCGATGAAACGGCCTGCTGCAGGGTAGCAATGGCTTGATCAGCGATATGCAGCGCGTCGGTAACGGCTGCGATATCTACCGGTGGCTTCGGCGCATCGAGGGCAATGGCAGCCTGGATACCGGCCCCAGCAACCGTCTGCCACAGGATTTTCACTGGTTGCACGGTGTTCGTTGCACCGAGATCGAAGTAATATCCGTATGGGGGATCGTCGGAATATCCTGATCTCAACAACCAGACTGGCCCGCCTGTGCCACGATGCAAGAGTTCGCCAGTGGTCGCCTCGCTGAGTAGCGTGGCATGCTCAACAAGCAAGAGTACCAGCCCGCCCGCGTCATTCTGCTGCTGTAGCGCGGTATGGAGCGCGACGGCGTTCTGAGCGAATTGCGCGACGAGTCCCGCCAGGTCGCTGGTCTCCGCCTTATTTTCAGCGAGCCAGGCCAGCACATCATCATGGCTAATCTGGACATGGGAAGCGAAACGGTGCAGCAGGTCGGATTCGAGCGTGGTTGGTGAAGAATTGCCGGAAAACGCGAAAGAGCCAGCCAGGGCCAATGTTGCGCACGTGGCACGCACGTCGGCAGGCAGGCCAGTCGAGAGTGATACGAGATGGTCAGGCATTGAAAATACTCCTTTTGCGCCAAACAAAAAAAACGCCACGTCCATTGCGGAACGTGGCGAAAGGCGCAGCGTTGTTTGCTGATAGTATAGCAGATTTTAGTGCGGATGTGTGAGCCAGTACACAATCAGCCCCGCCAGTATAGCCACAAGCAGGCCAGCCACAACTCCCGCAAGCCATGCCAGAATCTTCAGAGCGTCATCTAGCCGCGTCTTCGTGGCGACCTGATCGTTGCTGAGTTTCTGATTGATCTCATTTTGCTTGTCGAGAATCTCATCTACCCGCTCTAAATGCTTCACCGCCATCTCGATCATCAGATCATAGCCGCCGAAATTTGGCTGTCGCTGTGGACCTGGCATGGTTGCATATTCTCCTCCCTAATTGCAGTCAAATACCCAATCATTAAAGAGCGAATTGGCGCTGGTTTTGGTCAGCACATACGGCGCTTCGCATTCCAGAGTACCGCTATTGGCCGTTCCGCTCGCACTTCCACCAAACAATCCAGCGCACGTATAGGTATAATTGCCATGAGTGCCATCGAACACCGTTTCGACAGTGACCTGGTTGCCCAGGTACGTAAATGTCCCGGTTGCCTGCCGATATTGCTCAGTTGGCAGCGCCGTATCGGTCGAAACCGCGCCAGAGAACGTGCCAGTGCCAATAGCAAAATATTTGAGTGTTGTTGAATTGATACCGCTCTGGATAAAGGCTGATTTCCCGGCGGCAAGAATCATATTCTCATGCCGGTACACAAGATAGCGTTCGCGCTCGCGCTTTGTGAGCGAACGCCACCACTTCAGTAGTTCATCCATCGGCATATCTGGCGTCAGATATGCGCTCAGTACGCCTCTATGCGGCGTCTCTGGTCCAGGAAAATACGGAAATTTCTCTATCATACCAGTGTCCCCGTGAGTCCATCGTCTCGATAGGTTAGTTGTTCGATCACTACCGCATGCTCCTCTAAAATCGGCGCAATGGGCTGGCTGCTGTTTTGCTGAAAGCCGCGCTGAATGTGATTCATGATGTTGCTCAGATAGCGGTAGTAGGCTCCCAGCGTGAGGTTGTATTCCCACACATCGCTTTTCGTCTCATCCACGCCTTTGTACACGACATCGCTTTTTTGCACAAGAAATGGCTGCCGGTCATAGCCGCTATCAGACTTGGTGAGATTGACCATCGCCGTCGGGTTGAACTTCCATTGCGTCGAGAGCGTGACGATTTTGAGGCCATAGCTGTACTGGATCAGCTCAATTACCGCACGCTGTGCCGCAGCTTGCAAAGTGACCAGCGTATTGTCGGTGATGTAGCGCGTGAAGACGCCGGCAAAGTTGGCCGTCTTGTAGTGCGCAACTGACTGTAAATCGGTCGCGCGCACTTTGGCCGTCGCGGCGATATCGTAGGTGACGACAATGGCCGCAGCGGCGGCGGGCGCGGTGACAAAATTGATGTCCATGCTGGAATTTGACCAACTCACATCGTAGCTTCCGCTCGCTGAAACACCAGAGATACCCAGGCGCTGGGCAACCCCGTTCACGGTGATGCTCTTGATCGAAAATGGTTGCTGCGAAAGTGTAAATTTCGTCGTTGTGCCATTGCCAGTGAAGTTTTCCGGCGGTGTTCCCTGCCCGAAATTGCCGCCGGTGACGACGATCTGGTTGGCGATCTGCGTTCCGTCTGTCTCATTGAGATAGTTGTAAAACGGCACGGTGCTGGAGAAATCAGGATTATCTGAAAGATTGGGCCAGCTTGTCCGGTAGCCGAGCCACTTATAATGCAGTTCGTAATAAGGATCCACATACCACACATAGCCGGAATTGGCGCAGCAGTCATCCATCACGTCGCGGCCCGATCCTTCGCGCGCGTATTGCGGCGGCATCATCACGCCTGCGACGGCGTTGTTGTAGCGTTTGATGTAGCCGTTGAAAGAGGCGCTGAGCATGTTGTCGATGATCGTCAAATCCTGCGTACTGCTCTGATAGCTAACGCTCACCCCCTGCACCTCTAACATGTGCGAGAGGCTGGCTACTTCCACGTCCACATGCCGCTCTCCTGCCAGGTACTCATCGGCTTTGAGGCCGGTGATAAACCCGGCAAAAATGCGAGATTGCTTCACGACTGTACCATTCGGCAGGGTGTAGGCCGCTGGATCGGATGTAATTACCGGTGACGGATAGCTAAGCTGCGCAAAGAACGCTGGCTCTAACTGCTGATTGGAGAAAACGACGGTCCCGCTATTGGTATTGCTCGTCGCCTTGATACCGAAACTGGCCTGCACATAGACCGCTCCGGCAGGCGCAACTGCGTTGATCGACCGGCGCGCATTGCCGCTGGTATAGGTTGCCGTCGTCGGGCTGCCGAGATTGTTTCCGCCAGCATCGAGAAATTGCAACGAGAGGAAGGCATTGCCGCCAGAGAGCGGCGAGGTGACGTTGACCTGCATGCTGTAGTAGTAGGTTTGACCAACGACGACCAGACCGGTCTGCGTGTTCTGTGAGAGGCTGCCCGTGTTGCCATTCGCCGTATTCGAGAAGGACATGGTGACGCCAGCAGCAATCACAATCGAGAGGCCAGAATTCGTGATCTGCGCATAGTGCGCGCCGCCACTGCTGAAATCCGGGTCATTAAGCAAATTGTGCGCTGGTTGGTCGGAAAGCGGGTCATCGAGGATAATCACCTCTTGCATCTCGGCCAGTTTGCTCGGATTATCCTTGTCGTAAATCGTCATGGTCGTCTTGGCAATGGGGTCGCTGGCCTGGCGACTGATCTTACACAAGCCGCCTTCGATCAGCACATCAGAACTCCTATCTCGACCATCAATGAGGATAATCACACCGCACCTCCCCAGTGCGGTCCGCCGGTATTCTGCGACCCGTAGCGGCCTGCCATCTGCCGATCTATCTCATCGATCATGCTCCCGACGATCTGCCGCGCCCCGCGCTGATCCAACATTGGCCCGTTGAAGTTGACCGGCGCGTTGATGACGTGGTAATGAACGACTCCCCCGCCGCCGCCAACCATTGACACCCGGTTGGCAGGCACAACCGATGAGCCTTTTGGCATGTACGTCAGTACCTCGCCAGCATGGACGTAGGCGAGGCCCCCACCGAAGTACTCGATGCCGCGCGCCAGATACGGAATCGTCGGAATCGGCGGCAGACCAACCACACCGGTAATCGCATTCACGCCGCCGATCATGTTGTCGATCAGGCCGATAAAGGCATTGATAGCATTTCTGATGACGCCTACGATGCCGTTCCAGATGGAGGAAGCAATGCCAGAGAGACCATTGAACGCATTGGAAAAAGCGTTCACAATGGCGTTCCAGGCGTTTTGCAGCCAGCCAGAGAGCGTCGTCACGACGGCCATAATATTGGTGGAAATCGTATTCCAGATACTGCTCGCTGTACTGGAAATGCTGTTCCACACCGTCGAAAGGAAGCCAGAAATCGCATTCCAGACTGTCGTGATGATGACCTGCATGCCGTTCAGTTCCATCTGGAAAAAGGCGGAGATCGCGTTCCAGACGGAGGTCGCCACGCCAGAGATCGCGTTCCAGACGCTGGAAAGGAAGCTAGCTATCGCGTTCCAGACGCTGGTTGCTGTGCTGGAGATCGCGTTCCAGACAGCAGTAAAGAACGCGCCTATCGCGTTCCAGGCACTCTGAGCCGCACTAGAAATCGCCGTCCACAGCGCCGTGAAGAAGGCAGCGATGGCATTCCAAACAGTGGCTGCAACACTCTGAATGGTATTCCATACTGCTGTGAGGAACGCCAGAATAGCCGTCCAGTTGGCCTTGAACCAGAGGATGAGCGGCACGAACGGGCCAATGATGATGGCGACAATGACAGCGAAGATGATATAAGCCGCCATTTTGATCACATTCCAGACGGTGGTCAGCGTCTGGACAATGGCATTCCAGATGGCCTTAAAAGCATTGGAGACAGCATTCCAGATGGTCGTGAAGAAGGCGGCGATGGGCGTCCAGATCGACTTCGCAAAGCTGGCAATATTGTTCCAGACAGATTGCACAAAGCTCACAATGCCACTCCAGACGCTGACGAAGAAGCTGGCAACGTGCGTCCAGACCGAGACAAAAAACGAGGCTATCGCATTCCAGACGCCATGCACAAATGTTCCAACGGCGCTCATCACGTTGCCAAACCACGCCATGATCTGGCCCCAGTGGGTGATCGCCAGCACGACAACGGTCACAACAGCGATGATCGCCAGCACAATCAGAATGATCGGCGCAAACGCGATGACGTTGGCGATGCCGACGGCGATAGCGCCTGCGACCCAGGCCACAAAGGCCGGGATGACCACCGAGAGAATGATGATCCCGATAAGGCCAATTGCTACCCCCAGCACAATGAGAATGGCCTTGAACATGGCCGCGCCCAGCGCCGTCTGAGAGAAAAAGGCGATGATGGCCGAGAGAACATTAATCAGGAACGAGACAACGTTGACCACCACTGCGATCGCGACGGCCAGCACGACGATAATAGCGTGCAGCACGCCAGAGGAGACGAGCCACTGGGCAAATTGCACAACGACACGGCCTACCGTTATCGCCAGATTGGAGATCGCGCCCCACAGCGTCTGCACGAGTGGCCCCAGGAAGGCCAGGATAGGCGAGAGTGCCGCCATAACCGTCTTTGTGGCGTTGCCGGAGGTGATCCACTGCGTAAAGCCGGTGATGAGCGGCGTAATGGCACCGACCAGCGGCGTCAGCCAGTGCAAAAGATTCATGCCAACTTCAATAGCTAGCGCACTGACCGCCGCCTTTGCCTGGTCCATCTTGAGATTGAACGTTCCCTGCACCGCGCTCCAGCCCACAACGCTATTTCCGCCCTGTTTCATCACGCCAGCAACGTTGAGGACATTTTGCTTAAATGTCGCCAGATGTTGCCCGGTCAAATCAAGGAAGCCTTGCATTTGCTTGCTGCCGCCCGCAATCGCCGTCACTGCCGCCATCCACTGAGGCGAGCCTTGTGTGTACGTGGCGTTGATATGCTGCATGATAAGCTGCAACGCGCCTGGCAGGCTCTGCTTCATAGCCGTTGAGACTTGCTGTGTCGTGAGGCCAATGTCCTTAAGCGCAGTCACCGACTTGGACGCTGGAGACGAGAGCGAAATGAGCATCTGGCGCAAATACGTGGCGGCATTGGCAGCAGGGACGCCTTCCCCGGTCATCGTCGCCATGGCCGCACCGACATCGACCAGATGAACGCCGACCGCGCTGGCAGTTGGCAGCACACTGGACATGGAAGCAGAGAGCGCCTGCATCGTGGTTTTGCCATTCTGGACGATGCCGGTCAAAAAATTCATGGCCTGCGCGGCATTCTGCGCTTTGATACCGTAATCGGTCATGACGGTTGTGACCGCGTTGGCGACGGTGCTAAGGTCCGCGTTACCGACTTTTGCGCCCTGAGCAGCGACCTGGAGCACCTGCAAACCTGCCGCGCCATGATAGCTCGCTGACTCGATTTGGAACATGCCCTGGATGAGTTGCTGCGTCGTGGTGCCAGTCGAGACAGAGATTTGGAACATGCCCTGACTGACCATGCCGAGCGCCGAGGCCGATTCACCCGCGCCGGTAACGAGCGTGGTCATACCGGTCTGAAAGTCAGAGGCCATTTTGACCGCAGCAATCCCTGCCACGCCAGCCGCAACCGCCGTTGCCGCCAGCGCAGTGCCAACAATGCCAAAATTGCCGCCCAGGCTTTTCAGGATAGAAGACGCCTGGTCCTGAGCTTGAATGAGAATGCGCAGCGCGAGATCCGTCAGCGATTCCCCGCCTGCATACGCGCTAGCTCAGCCTGCCGCTTCGCCTCTTCTTTTGCCTTTTCCTGCTCTGCTTTCATCTTGTCCGCCTGCTCTTTGTCATAGGTGTAGACCGCTTCCAGACGCAGCCGCTGCCGTATCGCCTCACGTCGCGGCGCGCGGAGATACTCAGAGCGGCTCCCGAAGAGTGCGTACAGATCAGCTTTGATGAACTCTTCAGGAACGCTCTCGTCTTCTTTTAGCTCGCCTCTGAGCGCCCGGAGGCAGAGGTCAAAAAATCCTGCTGTTCCTCCTCATCCATATCGGGATTGAATTCGTTGATCTTGGCAATGACGTAATCCCAGACCTTCTTGGGAAGCTTGCGGGCGTTTTGTGGCGAGAACGGCAGGTCGACCAACTCCAATGTGCTGTTCACGACATTGAAGCGATTGACTTTCACGTGCCAGCCAGTCACCATGCGCTGCACCAGCATGAGGTTCGTATCGCCAACGGTGAGCAGGATGTCAGCCTGCTTCTGCTTTTTCGCTTTTGCATCGGCAGTGATCTTCGCCGACTTATTTTTGATGAGAATGTCGTCCTCTGCCGTCATCTCCAGACGGATTTCGACCCACTCGCCTGGCCGGAAGATTTTCGGAGCCATGTTGTGATCGAGACGCACGGTCTCGCTATATTGCTCAAGTTCGTCTACGGTGTCAGTCATACGATGTCCTTTCAAGCTATTGTTGAGCCATCGAAGAGCTTCCTTGAAGGCGGCAATGACAGCCTCTCGTGTGGCTGCTTCGTCCATTGCCGCCTCTTCGCTTGCAAGGTATACGCAGAAGCTTTCGATGGTTCGGATTTGATGCTCAAGAATGAGCCGTTTTGCGTCCATGCGCTTACAGCAAGTAGTTCGGGTTGTTCTGATTCTGGAAGTCGAGCCGGAACGAGAGACCCTGGCTCATCGTGTACTCGCAGGTACCCGAAATCTTGCCGATCACCTTCTCGTCTGAGCCTTCGCGCGCGAACTTGACCTGGCGGGCATACATCGTCACCTGCACGAATTTGTAAAGCAGGGTACCATTCGATTTGGTGCCAATGTAGCCGCCGGGGGATGCCTGGCCGGCCTGGAATTTCGCCACATAACTGCGCTTCTGGAAGGCGCGGAAGGCTTCGTAGTTGGTGAGTGTCACAAAGTCTACCGTTGCCTCAAACGTCGTCTTGCGCCGTTTCCTGCCAACCTGGTTCCATTCCTGCGTACCGTTGCTGGTCATATAGCTTTGCATGCCCGTCGTGCCACTAATTTTGAAGGTCAGGATGTTGAACGCCTGTGTCGTACCCGCGCTGTTGCTCAGCGGATCGACATAGAAGAAACCCGGCCAGCCAACGATGGGATAGTCCTGTGGCTGGGTGTAGCTGAAGGGGTTAGCGTTCACGGTCTGGTCAACGACCCCGCGATCGCCGAGCGGTACGTAGTCCTGCGCCTCGCCTTTGAGGCTGAATTTCAGTTCCTTCGTCACGTCGTAGTCGAGGCTCCAGTCCGTGGCGTACATGAACGGCAGGACGTTTCCGACTACGCCGTCGTAATGCTCGCCGGCGAAGGTCAGGAGTTGCAACTGGTCAGGCACAAAGGCAGGCTGGTAGCAGAAAACGCCAGTAATGGTACAGGTGGCCGCGGCGGTCATGCCGGTTTTGGTGACGCCAGAAGCGTTCACACTGGCAAACACATTCTCACTGTACTGCGGGCTATCCCCCGCCGGAAACGAGATGGTTTCAGAGATCGCCTCACCGGCGAGGTTCGTACCAGAGACTGTCAAAGTGCCTTTGACCAGGTTGCCGCTCGTAACAAAGTTGAGGATTTGTCCTGGCGGCTTAGGCTGTGTGGTGAGTGAGAATGGCGTGGATGAGAACGCCGTTGCCGCCAGTAGCGAGGTCGGTGTGCCTGGCTGACTGACGGGCGTACCAGGGTTCGTCGTGGCAGCTATCGCCATGTTGCCAAAGAACTGATCCTCCTCTGGATAGAGCGTGCTGTCCAGCGTCCAGGTGACTTTCTTGTTGAGTTGCGCCATGCGCACATCCTCATCCAGCAGCCCCCGGTTGTCCTGCGGAGAAAACTCTGGCAAGTCTTCCACCACCACGAACTTGCCAGCGACCAGTCGCTTGGCTGAGAGAATGCCGTAGGCGATCATGGAGGCGTTACCCAGCGTCGTGCCGGTGTAGGTGATGCCATTGGCATTCACACTTCCAAACACCGCCTTTGTGCAGTATTCATAGACGCCCGCCGCATTGGCCGAAGCAATGCCGAAGGACGGCGTATTTTCAGTGACGACGGTGACACCGTCTGGGGCCAGGCCCGTAATCGTGATGACGCTGTTGGATCCGTTCGAGAGGCCGAAGACTTGCAAGTGCAGGCGCGCCCCTTGTGTCGCGGCATACATGGCTGGTTGGCTGGTCAGCGACATGGGATTGGTCATGACGGTCAGTGGCAGCAGCGTCTGTCGGCCACGATTGTTCGTCGGCTCCGCACCGACGGCGAAGGTTGATAAGACTGAACTTCCAGACATGATTTTATCCTCCTATCGGTGCAGGTGGCGCGGGCGGCTTCGTTTCGGGTTGCGCCGATGGATCGCCGCCGTCTGCTACCGGAATGGGCAAAATCTCGACAATTTGATTGGTCTCGCTGTCCAACACGAGAACTTCTCTAGCGTCGTGATAGCCCCATCCGGGGATGACGCCGCTGGTTGGCAGCACGTGGGGGTAGGTTGACATAGGCTTGTCTCTCCTTTTATGGCGCTAATTGCACCTGGTACTGTTGCACGCACTCGAAATAGCAGAGAACGATACGGTAGATGCGCCCGGTGTTGATGTACTCCTTGTAGCCTGCCGAATCGTCCATATCTGTCAGCGTGATATACACCCCCGGCGCGGCATTGAGTTGATAGCGATGCACGAGCAGGAAGCTGAGCAGATCAGACGCTTTCATGATGATCTGTTCAGAGCTGGTCGAATCGCTCTGCATGTTGGCGCCGGTTTCCACCTGGAAAATCGGCTTGCTATGCACCTGCCAGCCACTGTCGTAGCGTTCCGTTTTGCGCTTTAAGAGCGTCACAGCGGCATAGGTCGTAATGTCAGTTGGATCCTGCACTGCGCCCAGCTTCACGAAACTGTAGAAGAGCGGACCCTGTCCGATCGTCCAGATGCCACTATGGTTTTTGCCGAATACCGCCGTAAAGCTGCCGCCGCTGACTGAGGCCACGGTGATCGTCTCTGGATTCGCCAGGTCAACCAGGAGCTGCACACCTTGCGTGATGCCAGTCATCACCGTCGGCGTCACCGTTTGCGGGCTGGCCGAGGCCGTGATCTGCGTTGCGCACATGGTCAGCAGTGTCGACGGCAAATTCGTACACAAGCTCACAATGCTGTTGGCGATAGCGGGCGTATTGGCCTGATTCATCCACTCACCAACCTTCCCAGCGCACGCTCAGCCGCCGTCTCGACATCGATGAGTACCGCCTGCTGATTGTCATTCATGGCATGCGTAAGATAGTAGGCCGCTGGATCGTTCGGAAAATAGCGACCGAGCGAGTCCGGGCCTTTGAAGCTGTACTCTCTGCGATGGCCGTAGAGACTACCAACGGCTGCCTGTACCTCAAACGGCGAATCCACCAGCAGTCCGATGGTGCCAGCGAGCTTCCCTGACGGATTTTTGAACGTTGACCACGTATTGGCGACCGCTGCATCAACCAGTGTGCCGCCGCCCTGTTTGAGCGCGGTCTGTACTTCGGCGGAAAGATACACGCCGAAGCCATAGAAGCGTGCGATTTCGCTGAGCGCCTGTGGCTCAAAACTCATGCTCCACTGTGTCATGGCGTCACCTGCACATTCTTCGTCACCATGACTTCTGAGTGATCGTCGAATTGTTCTGTATTACCGGACACGCGGTACTGAACAGGGTTGCCTTTCGCGTCCACATTCACCTCGTCTAGCAAGAGATCACCATTTGCGATGTCTATTGGCCCGGATAGACTGATAAGCATGTAAGAGTTGTATGGCACCGCGCCGCCTGACCCCGGTGCTACCATGACCGTGATATTGTCCAGTTGGCAGTCCACGCCAGTGGCGATTGGAGTACCCGCCGGGCGCTCTATGGTAAAGCTGCTGATCGTACTCATGGCTGCACCACCCAGGAAATGTAGTCCGTTGACCGCTGCGCACTGCCATTTTTGTAGCGGAAGCGCACGGCATAGGTGCCAGCGCTGGCCGGGATATCAGCGGCTGCCAGCGCATACTGGATAATGGCCGGACTCACCTGCAAAATGGTAAAGATGCCCGCGCCAGTGCCGATTTGCGTGTACGTTGGCGCGCTGCCGCCAACTGTCGTCACCGAATAGATAATGAGTTGGAGCTGGCTGGCATTTGCTCCAGTGAGATCCCACGCACCATCCACACCAGAGGCAAGATTAACCGTCCAGTTCGGCAGGGTGTCGCCAGTGGCCCATGGGCTAATACCGCTACTCATCCGTGTCCACCTCCTTGCACATTGCCGTCGCGGCCACTCGCTTGTATTTGCCCGCTGCGTCCACTGACCTGAAGGCTCCCACTGCGAGCAGATGCTTGCAGGTTTCCATTGCGTCCACTGACTTGCAGCACACCGTCGCGGCTTGTCGGGGCAAGTACCTCTGAATCTGGCGGATTTTGCCAGTCGAGATAGCCGTTGGCATAGGTCGCGAGCATCGTGTCGCCTGCGAATGCCGTATAGACGCCTCCGATGAATTGTTTCACGCTCTTCTGCTCGGTCGAGGTCTGCACGACCGTTGGCGTCGGATCAGTCGGCGAAGCGGGTAGCGTCTTCGTCGCCACTTTCGCCGACGGAAAGATCGTGTAGAAGAGCGCGTGAGAACCACCGTTCAGGCGGAATACATCCAGCACTTTCTGGCGATAGAGTGCGTCCTGGGCTGGTGTAAATACCTGGCTGTCACTGGCATGCGTATCCGTGCTGGCGTTGTAGAGATTCCAGCCAAATTCCGTACACCAGACCTTGCTCTGGCTTCCTGCCGAGACGATAATCGATTGCAGTGTCGAAAGCTCGCGCTGCACCGAAGGCGCATTGACCGAGCCATCGGCATTGAACGTGTCGAGTGTGGGGTCTGGCACGAGCGTCCCGTCGTAATTGGCCGTGCCATCGCGATAGAAGTGGAAATCGTGAAACACCCGCTTATCAGCGAGCCAGGCCGCTGACAGCCCGCCTGTATAGCTGTAGAGGTTGCCCGTCCAGTTTTCGATGTGCAGCAGGCCGTTATTCGGCGTCTTGCGCACGGCGTTCGTGCCAATCCAGGCGTTGGGCAGGGCGGTGCGCACAATCGGATAGCAGGCGTTGACCACCGAGACAAGCCACTGGCTCAGGATATCGCGCGCAGGCTGATTGTTGGCAATGCCCGTCATCGAGAGGTCATAATCCTCGTTGCCGAACTGGACGCCGTCCAGGATCATCGGATAGCCGGAGTAGGGGCTGGCGACCATGCCATTGTAGCGCGCGCAGACTGCCGCAACGAAGGTGGCCCAGGCAGAGGCGCTGGCAAATTGCCCTGTGCCCGCTGCAACCGTCGCGCCATCTTTGGCCCGGATCGTCAAATAGCCCGTTGGCGGTGCCTGAATCGGCCAGAGCAGATTGATACCGTAGCTGTTGCAGAGCGTGACGGCCCAATCAAGATAGGCCCAGTTGTAATTGCTGTCGGCATTCGGCTCGATCTGCTTCCATTGGAGTTGGTAGCGCAGCCAGACGCCGAGCAGGATCGCCAGCAGATCGTTGATGGCCTGCAGCGGCAAAAACGTGATCGTACTCGTCTTGACAAAATACGTGTTGCCGTAGGACCGATCAGGGACGTTCGTTGGGGGTACTGGTGGATTGGGAAATGGACTGGGGTCCTCGGCCACGAAACTATCATAGGAAAGTACGTCGCCGCTCGCGCCTGCTTTGCCATAGACACCAACCATGCCCGCCGTTTTGAAGCTGAGATCAGTGGCAAAGAGCGCCCAACCGCTATCCTGCCCGTTATCGTCCCACCATGAGAGCTTCAGGTTGTTGGTGGAGGCGCCCTGTGCATCGAAATGCAGATTCCAGCCCGGCGTCGTGGGCGTACCTACGTTCGTCGTCGCCAGCACCGTTTCCGTGCCTGACTGGCGCTTGACGATGTTGAGCGTGCCAGTCACCGGGTTGTAGTCGCCGCGATAGTAGTTTTGCGCACTGCTGGCGCGAGCAATGACGCCCAGCGTATCGCTTCCGCTCGCGCTGAAATGGCAGAGCGGGTCGATGTCCGTATAGGTATCGCTTCCCAGCGTCAGCACGTTCGCGCCGGTCGCGCCAGAAAGCGTTCCCGCGCTGGAGGTCCAGGCCAGTGTGGAACTGCCGCTCTGTTGCGTCCAGGTTTTGCCATTCGAGGCAGGACTCCATTGATTCGGAGTCCCGCGCCCGCCGGTTGCAAACGTGTCCTGGGTTTCGATAGCCATTTAAAACTCCGTCCAACGAACCGTAAACGCCCATTTACCTGCCGCTGTTGTGCCGGTGTAAATCGCTATGCCGCCCGCCGTTGCAGGTGGGATATAGAGAAACATGCCCGGCGAGAGTAGCTCAGCATTGGAGTTGACCGGGTTAAGTACTTCGTCTAGCGGCAGGGTAGCGGCACCAGCAGCAGGCGCGGCCAAACCAGAAACGTGATGCATGGCAAAGCTTGAGCTTGAGGCCCCGCCGCCACCTCTGAGGTTGATGGCATTGCCCGCGTCACTTGTACCCGCCGCGATCGTCGCGTCATCTGCCGTGAGAGAGCGGAAATCAGATATCTGGCTGGCATTGGAATACATGACACGAACAGACCAGATAATGACGTTTTTGCTATTGGTATTTGGGATAAAGAAGCTAGCCGCCTGGTTGACAGCCGCTGTGACCAGGCCGGTAGAGCAGCTATAGCTCTTGCCATTCAGGATCATTTGTTGAATGTTGCTGATGTTTGGCTCTGGATTCGTATCAGAGAGTCCTGATGAGCCAAGAATCTGCACGACTTGCGGACGGCCCGAACTGTCGAGCAGTAGCGACGTATCGCCCGCTGTGCCACTGCCTTTCCCGTAGATCGACGTTTTCTGTCGATCAGTGCTGTCGAGGCCGAAGGATGCGAGCAAGTCTCTGACTTTCGTCAAACGACCCATCAGCGAATTGACGGTGTTTGCGTCGCCGGAAGCGCCTGCTAGCGTCAGCAGCGTCGCCAGGTCGGCGACGCTTCCTGCGACGAAATCACCAGCATGGGCATTCACACGCTGATTCGCGCTCGTCTCAACCGACACCGACACATCGACATCGAGCGTCGCGTAAGACTTGCCGTCAGCGCCAGTCACAATAGAGCCGACGTGAAGCGGAATCACCTGCCCGGTTGTGTCATTGTAGAGCGCAAGTACGGGCTTGCCATTATCGTCAAGTGGTGCTGAACCTACTCCCATAGTCGTCTCTCCTATACCGTGCGCTTGAGTCCACTGCTGAGCAGCAGTGCCTCAGCTTTGAGTTCATAGCGCGATTTTGCCTCTTGCGGTTGAGCGTAGCGCGCCTTGACTTTGCCGCGCTGCATGTCATATGCGCCCTCGCTCTTGATCGTTTGCAACTCGTCTGCTGCGTACCATGCCGTCGCATCCATTGCCTCTTCCGGGACACTCGCGAAACCGGCGGTGTACGTCGTCCTGAACAATCCTTCCGGCAGCACAAATGAGCCAATAGGAAGCCGGATATAGCCTGCCGCTGGTTGAATGCCAACATTGCTGGCGTCCAACTCGCTGTAGGTCGTCTCGATAGGCAGCATGTGTTCGAGGAGCAGAAGTGCCTTGATCGGATACTGCTTCAGAAAAATCACTCTCGTCAGCTCGCTCGTATCCATATGCGGCGCGTGGGCCTGCGCAATCTGCGCGGCCTGGTTCATCTGGAGTAGCGACTCGCTGTAGACATCGCTACTCGATGAGTTTCCCACTGTCGAGACTTCCTGATAGCAGCCCTGCACTGTCTCGCCTGCTGAATGGCTGTACACCGCGCCTTGTGCGAGTGTGAGCGTTCCCGCATATGGCGCTGTCCAGTTCGCTACCTGCACGCCGCCTGGCGCAAGCGGAATAATCTCCTGTGTTCCCCCGCCTGGATTAATCAGCACCGCCTGCTCTTGCCCGTTGTCGAAACCGAGCGTACTGGCAACTGGCAAGGATGTTGCTCCCTGCGCAATGCCGCCGGTACCAACGGTGGTTGTTGGCGGCGCACCAATGCGCTTAGAGCAAAAGGCATCCACGCGACGACTGGCGTTGGCGAGCAGGCGATCCAGCGCGCCTGGCATGTTGCCCAGCTTCGTGATGTAGTAGGCAAACGTCAGCGCGACCGTGTAATTGCTCAAATCAGTTGGCGAGAGATATAGGCGCGGCATCTAGCCTCCAGAAGACTTCGATTTCTTTGCAGGTGCAGAGTCAGTACTCTGGCCCTGCCCGGCGTCGTTTTCCTGCTCGCTTTCCTGCTCTGGAGCTGGCGCGTTTTCCTGCACTGAACTAGCCGCCCGCTCAGCTTCTGCCAGTGCGTCCTGCTCGGCAGACGTCAACATGCGAAAAATCGGTATCTCCAGCAGCTTCTCCGCGTCGTGATGCAAAATCACATCGGCATGGCCGGAAAGCGTCACCTGGTGATCGACAATCTCATAGCGACGCTCAGGCGCGGGCAAGCCTTCAATCTGCTCTACACTGAAGGCGACCGAGCCGTGTTCGTCGCGACATTTTAAGATGATCTGCATGATTTATGCTCCAGACAGTTCGTAGATCTGCTCGAAAACCGCCTCTTTGACCGGATACTTTTCGCCTTCCGTGCCGGTGACGATATAGTCGTGTAGCCAGACGTGTTCGCGGCCCTCACGTGTGTCGATGTAGCCCACGCTGCCATCTTGCGGTTGCGCATCAGTCGGCCAACGTTTGACGCCTTCGGGCAACTGGTGCGCAAACAACACCTGCTCTGCCGTCACGGTAAGAGGCTTTTTCCGATACTTCACTTGCATGATCTACTCCAACGGAAGAGACAGATTTATGCCTGTCTCTTCCGATACTTTCCTAATTGAAGCTACAGGTGACAGCCGCGCTGCCGTTGGCCTGCTCAGCCACAATGCCATTCACAGCAGGCATGTTAAACGTCACCGTTGTGCCTTTGGTCGCACCCGACGGAATGACGCCCAGGATGTCGCCAGAGCCTGCCGAGGCGTTGTCGTAGAAAATCAGGTCAGCAGTCGAGGTTGCGCCGGTGACTGTCACCGTCACCAACTCACCGGCGCTGGCCTTCACCACAACAGCGGCTGCGCCCGCGCCTGCTGCAATGGCCTTGTGCGAGGCGGCGCGCTGCATGATCTGTGGCGCATAGTCGTAGCCACCAGTCGTGTCCGTCGTTTTCTGCGCTACTTGCGGAATGACCAGGCCGTGATTGGTCGCGTCCCAGCCCACGTTGCGAATCGGCTGCCCGTTGGCGTCCAGTGGCTGTGCAAGGTTGCCAGACATGCTCGTTTCCCTTTCTTTGTGCTAGTTGACGTAGACGCCTTGCGCTTTCGCCATGAAGCCGGGGCCGCGCACGGCCAGCACCTGGTCGCCGATCAGCGCAAGTTGCTGTGTGCGCGCATTGACGAGCGCGAGCGGCACCGTACTCATCTCGTTGACGACGGGGACGCACAGAATGTCCGGGTCGCGAGGCAAGAGCCAGATGTCCTGTCCGGTATGGCCGCTCGGATTGGTGCGCGGAATGCTGTAGCCGTCGGGCGCGGCATTGCTGCCGCTCGTTGCCACCGTCGCGCTGTAGAGCGCCTGGCCGCTCGGATTCGTCGCAAACGGGTTGACTGGCAGACCGGTGTCGTTCCAGCTCGTCACTGCCGCGTCGTTGTTGTCGAGCGCGGAGATCACTGCGTAAAGCGTTTCCGAGCCGCTTGCCCCGCCCGCCGCCGTGCGATAGAGGCGATATTCGAGGATATCGCGCGTATTGCCGTCGGCATCAGTGATCGTCGGCGTTGTCCAGGAAACGGTCACATTGTGGCCTGCTGTCGGCGTCACCGTACCCTCAGCGCTGGCAACGGTCACGCCCATGTCGCTGATTGCTTCCATGATGTAGCCGTACTGGCTGTTGGCGAGCGAAGAGCCGGTTGTTCCAGCGTCAGTCACGGTCAAATTGCCCATTGTCCCCAGCGAGGTGATGAACGAGCTTTCAATGAACGGCACGCCGCGATAGGTGTCGACTTCCAGGCCGCCATCGATGTAGTTTTTGTTGTCGGTGACCGGCGCACCAAGCTGGCCACGGTCATCACGGGGATAGATCGTCGCCTTGCCCATCCAACGTTCGTACTGCACAAAAAGGCGGTTGACGGCGCTGTGCAGCTCAGGCGAGAGGACGAAGGCGAAATTGGTTCCGCCCAGGCTTTGACCATAGACCTTTTTCACGCTGTCATACATCGAATCGAGCATGGCAATCGTTGGCGCGCCGTTGACGGTGATTTTGTTGGCGGCGGACATGAGCAGATCAACGCCGTCCCACTGCGGACGCCACGTGTTGGCCGTGGCGCCAGCACTGCCATAGTAGTTGATCGCCTCTTCCCACCAGCAGTAGGACTTGCTGGCGGCATCGAGCTCCAACTGCAATAGGTCGCCGTTGACGCGAGCAACCTGGATCGAGAATTTCGCTAGATCAAGCTGGTTTTGCCAGTGCTTGATCGCGTAGCCAATCTGGCTGTAGCTGGAGCTGCTGGCTGCGACCGAGCCGGTGCCGCTGGTTGGCGGCGCTTCCACGACGGCGCGCGTCTTCGGGAAATTCGTGCGCTTGTTGAAGAGGTATTGCGGCGTATTCCAGGTGCGCCGCCCGAAGAGCATGCGCGTAGCGGTGAAGCGACGGCGGCTCTCAAAGAGCGAGCGGTCGATCACCGGCTGATAGAGGTTTTGCGCGCCCGTCGTCTGCGAGAGCGTCTCCTGCAACTGTCTCAAAGTTGCCATAGGTGCGGTGTTCCTTTCTGCGAAACTGCTGAGCCGGGAAACTCAGGTGTCCGCGCTTAAATTTGCTCGTGCGGGCCGACGAGCTGGTCGACAGAGCGGCCCATTGCGTTTGCCTCGCGCTCAATCAGCGACATCGCCATAAATGGCGCGAGTTCGTGCAGGGCCAGTTCCGGGTCAACGTCCTGGGGCCAGGGAACGCGGCGATTTGCCAGCGCGGCCCAGTTCTTTGGCGAGAGCGTGCCTTGCAAGTAGTCGCCTTCCATGTACAGTTGCTCTGGCAAAAGCTGACTTTCCTGCGCGCCACTGCCCAGCACCTGCGTCTGGCGCTGCGACTCGCCGCTCTGGCCTTCAGTGAGCGCGGCAATCTTGCGGTTTTGCTCTTCAATGAGTGCCTGCATTTCAGCAAGCCGCTCTTCAGCGGTTTTCGGCGGAGTGATGTTGAAGCCTTTCGCTTTCAAGGCTTCCATCATTTCCTTCTCGGTCATGATTTTCTGTCCTTTCCGGCGAGCTGCTTCCTCGCCATCGTCTGATTGATCTGCCGGATCTTCGTCGTCGGCAATGCCGTCGCCGTCCTGATCACTATCGAGCGGCAGGCCGAGGGCCTCGTTGTATGCGCCTTCACAGTCCATGCCGAGCTGCTTAGCACTCTCATCGTGCGCAGCGGCAAGCTTGGTAGCATGCTTTTTCGCGATAGCGCGGCCTTCTTCTGAGAGGCCAGCGTCCCGGATGAGCGATTCGGATTTGTCGCCATGCACAGCTTTGATCGTCTCATCGAGGACGCCGGCGAGATGGTCATGTACACGCTGGTGCGCTGCACGATCAGCAGTCATCGCCTCAGTCATGCTTCCGGCAATGACATGCAAATAGAGCGGAATAGCCATAGGGGGGTCTTGCTCCTTTTGTGGGGGTAGACTTTCAAACAAAAAGGCGTCGTGGTAGTTGAGCCGACCGTCAGATTCGTATAGCACCTGGGGAATACGGGCGATATCGGCCAGGCCGGGGCGAGTCGTGAGATCAATGCCCAGCCAGTCGATTTCAACGCCTTCCTGTGGCACGACCAGCGGCAAATCGTACCCCTTGTCATAGCGCAACTCGACGCCCAGCACGCGCATAGAGCCGGATTTGAGGTAGCCGCCTTCCGCCAGGCCCAGCATGTCCCACGATACCCGTGTATCCGCCAGGTCGATGTAGGCCCAGAACTTGCTCCCTTCCTGCCAGACCTTCACTGGCGCGCCAACCAACTCCGTGTTGATGTTGCCATTCGCTGCCTCGTGACTCACAAATGTGGTTGGCGGTAGTGCCTGGCGGTCTGCGAGCTTGCGCTGAGCAGCAGCAAAAATGGCGTCACATGTGGCTTTCGGATAGATGCGCCCGTTCAGTGAGCGCGCATTGTATTCCAGCCAGCAGATCGGCAACGTCGCAATCTTTTTGCGCGGCTTCGTCACACTGCTGACAACAGTGGCAGCGGACTCCTCTTTTTTGCCGTCCGACTTCTCGCCAAAATGCGCCTGTCGTCTGGCGATACGCTCGCCAATGATCTTCTGCTCAGCATCGTTGTACTGTGAGCGATTGGAATCATCTCCCCAGCGAGAAGCAGCATTATCGGCATGCGATTTGTCCGGCATGGGATAGCGATAGTTCACCGGGTCGCCCCACTCGCTATCAGGCACCGTTGACCACTCCCCTGGCTTCGTGATACTGCCGCCGTCTTTGATGCCAATGTGGTATTTCTTTGAGCGGGCCTGCTGCGCAGCTTTCGCATCTGGGCTAGCGGCTTCCATTTGTAGGCGCAAGTTGCGTGCCTCTTCAGCAGTTAGAGTCATACGACGTACACCTCCTTGCCATGGATGCACCCCGGATGTGCGGGGAAATCAGGCAAATCGACGGCCTCTTCTAAGCTGTAGTCGTTGCCAGCATAGTCTGCACAGAAATCGCTACTCGAGGAATCAGGCACGACGCGCACACGCACGCCGTTGAGGTCGCTTGCGCTGTCTGGATCAGTCGCCTTGTCCAAGAGTTCGACGATCGCCTCGTCCGTGCCGTCGTTATCCCCGCTGCCAGCGGTGTCGCCCGCGATCTGTGGCGCTTTCCATTCGACAAATGTTTTGACGCCGCCAGCAACACCTGCCGCCAGCGCCGCCACATTGATGAGTCCGCCGACCAGGCCTTCATCCAGCGGCACGGCCTCGCCTGATTCGGTGCGCAATTGCTCTACCAGCCGCGCAATCGTATCGCGGTAGGTTGCGCTGATGCTCTCTACCTGTGGAGTTGCCCAGTGCAGCGCCTGGTGATAGACCGCCTGATAGTCGAGTGCCTTATCGCGCTTAGCGGTCGTCATCGCGCGCCGGTACGCCTGTACTTTTGCGTTGGCGTAGGCGGTGGCCAGCAACTCGGTCAACTGCTCTTGCTCGGCAGGCGTGAAGCTGTAGGCAACAAGCGGCTCAGCACCTTCATCAACTTGTGTGGCGGCGCGGCTGGCGGAAGCTTGCCAGAAAGATTGCAGCGTAGCGGCTACGCTTGCTTTTGTTGTTGGCTGTTGGACGCTCTCCTGACTTTCTCCAGACTCTGGTGGGGTATCGCTGCCAAGTCTAAACGGCATGCGCGTCTCGCCAACACACAGCCAGACGGTATCGAGATCAAGCGGAAGCTGAGGCACGGCTTTGACCGGCATGGGCGCGCCACTATCGACGTAAGCCAGCGTGATATGTGGCGTATAGCCGTGATTTTGTGCCACGAAATAGCCGCAGGCGAGGATGCGCGAAATCAGCTTCGTGCGGAACTCGGTCAGCCCTGGAACATCCACCAACGCAATGATTGGATCTTTGTCGTCTGAGTCAGCAGAGGCCGCGAAACGTCCAATGCCACCAACCTGTCCATGTAGTGGCTTTGCTTCATGCGCGGTAAAGCCAGCAATGACGGCTTTGATCTTCTCCGGAGACGTGTGCGGTCTAAGCAGATCGTCCTCTGGCTCCTCTTCCATGTCGCCGAGGTATGCCAGCGTGATATGGAGATCGCTAGCAGGTTCACCGCCGGGAATAGCGAGTTGTGCAGCAGTTTCCACGTCCAGCAGAAACGCCAGCATCATGCCGGTATGAGCGTCTTTCGGTACACTGGCCTCTTGAGTGTTGCCAACTTGTTTACCGCTCGCTTTCGCTGTCTTCCGGTTGCCCAGAACCGGTGCAGCGCCTTTTCGGCTTTTCGTAGTCGCCTTCGGTTGAGGTGGCTCGGCATCTGTATTCTCATCGTCGTTTGCTCCGTCGTCTGTTGAATTTGGGGCCTTGCCCTGTTGCGCGTTTTGCAACGCTGCCGGGACTGGCGCAGGTGGCTCTTTGGCCTGCTTCGCTTTCGTAGCGGCCAGATCGGCGTTGGCCTGCGCGGTCGCAATCGCCGCCTGAGCTGTCTGGCGCTGCTCGTCCTCGAGGTCCTTGAAGCGCGCAATCGGCGTCACATCCTTTGTCGTGACAATGACCGCGATAGCGCCTGAACCGTCTGGATAGGCTTCTCTGCCCATCTCCTGCCTGACCTCATCGATGAGCAACGAACCGTTCCTGATGCGCGTATCCGCCACGTCTGCCAGCGCCTTATCATCCCGGAAGTCCGCGTACCGGGTGGATACGTAATAATCCTCTCCGAAAAACGGATAAATCAATCTCCAGTTGAATTTCTCAAAAAAGCGATGTCGGCGCGGGTCGCAGGCGATGTACTGGAGGATTTTACGCTGGCCGTCGCTCATGTCGGTGAGTCGGTTGCCGCTCTCTGCGATACAGGCGATAGACGGCGGGACGTGAAAGGCAGAAAGCACGATCGTCAACATACGATCCAGGCCCTTGTCAAAATCGATGTCTACTGGTCCACCGCTGCCAAGTGTGCCGATATCGGCATTGCCCCACAGCGTTGGTGGCACGTGCGCATTCTTCTCGCCCAGGAAGTTTTGTTTGGCCCAGGTCGTGAAGCGATCGGCCTCATCCTTATCGCTCAGACCTTTGAAATAGTAGTCGAATTTCGCGCCTTTTTGAAAGAACCTCGTCATCCAGTTCACCATCTTCTTATCCAGCAAAATCGCGTCCTGGATGCGTTCGAGCGGTGAAAACGGATCGACTTTGGCGCGTTTGTGCGGATTCCACCAGCGAACAATGGTTTTCGGGTCCAAATAATTGATCTCGCTGGTAATGGAAAGCTGCTGTGTGTAACGCAACACACGACCATAGCGGTCATGCTCGCTATCCATTGTCAGGCAGTCAATCGGATAGAGGCGGTAGGGTGCTTTATCGCGCAAGGTAAATTCGGTAAATGCCTCGCCAAAGATCATGTCGTCGGTGATCTGATCGTAGGTGTACTGGTTGAAATCCCAGTCGTCATTCACGCGCAGGATGAAGTTTTCAATCTTCTTGCGCTGCGATTTGTCTGGCTTCGGTACGCGCGGCTCAATGGTAAAGCCGCCTGAGATGATGTAGAGTGCGATGGTATCGATACAGTTGGACGCCCAGGGGTTGGCAAGGAAAACTTGCAAGAGCGTCTCTTTGCGTTCACGGGCCGTCATGCCGAACCAACTTGGCTGGCCATTGATACCGTAGCGGTCCTCGTCCCAGGCGAGGCTAACAGCTTGCGGATTTTTGCCGCTTCCACGCGGGCTGCCTGCTGCTTCGGTCACGATATGCGAGTCGAACACCCAACTCGTGCGATGCTCAGGTTCAGGCGTTGGAAAGGGGATGATCTGAGAAGAGGACACGGCGACAGAAGGCCCATAGAGCAGCCATTTTGCCCATTGCCTCAGTCCCATTGTGTTCTCCTAGTTGTACCAGTCCAGAATCTGTGTCGCCTCTTCCCAGGTGGAAGAATTGACGATTTCGGTCTCTTCCGGCGTCGCAATCAGCACGCCGCCGCCCTTTTCCTCTTCCAGCATCAGTTCAGTGAGCGCCCATACCAGCGCGTCTAGCCGGTCTGGCGATCTCTCGCCGGGTATCCAGTTACATTGCTGATCCTCCATATCTGGGAATGTTCCCAGATGATGCACCAACGAGCGTTCGTACAGGCTTGATATCGGCTCGGCACGCAATTGCTTACCGCGCGTCGCACGAACCGATTCGTAGGAGATATGTCGATCGATGTTGCGAATAATCGCCTCGATCATGTCTCCGCCGTTGTTGACCTCGCCAACAATGCGGTCAGCCGAAAACAGGTAGTACGCGGTGATCGCCGCGCTGGCCCACTCATTCGGCGAGCCGTGTCTACTGTGGTCGGCCAGTACATAGCCGTGTCCATCGATGCCCAGGCCCACGACCACGATACCGGCCTCTGCTGAGTCTTCCGTATCGGTTGCTGGCGGGTCGAGCGCCACCACGATACGCTTCAAATCGGGATGCTTGCGTACTCGCGTCGCTTCAATCCAGGCCCGTTTCCACAGCGCACCTTCCACATCATCGATGACCTGGCCGAGCAACTCCTGGCGGCCCAGGCGTGTGCCTTCGTACTTCTTGATGATCTGGCGAAAGAACGCCGCCGCCAGGTTCGCTTTGTTCTCGTAGCTCGTGCCGCGAGTGACCAGCGTGTCCGGGTCGGCAATGATCTCCTTGATGGCCTTCGTCGGCCTGGGCGTCGTTGTGGCCACGCACTGTGGCTTTGCCCCCAGGCGCAGCCCAAACATCAACTGATCCCAGGTGCCGTCGTACCGCCAGCTTGCCCGCTCGTCGGCCCAGGCTTTCGTGTGCTGTGGACCCCTGAGTTGGTCAGGCTCGTCGCCACTGTACGTCGTCGCCTGCGCCCCGTTGGGCCAGATAAGCCTGCGTTTTGATGGCTGATACTTCGGCATGAACCAGGGCGCGCTACACGCCAGTATCCCGGATTCGCCTTCCACCATCACATCGCGCACATCAGCGGCAGTGCGACCGACGAGAGCAAAGCGCCCTTTCGGGTCTTCCTCTGCCCACTGATTGATGGATTCCGCGCCCGTGCGCGTCTTGCCGAAACCGCGTCCGGCCAGTATGAGCCAGGTCGTCCAGGAGCCTGTCGGCATGAGCTGATTGTCACGCGCCCAGGCTGCCCATCTGTATTGGAGGCGAAGCGCCTCATCATCCGTTAAGGTGCTAATGCACTCAAGCTTCTCTCGTTTGGAGAGCCGCGAGAATGCCCGATACTTGCGAAACTCAGCGTGCGTCAGCGTCGTCATCGTCTGGCAAAGCCCCCAGCTTCTGGAGCAGGCGCTCTTTTGCGCCTTCGATATCGATACTGCCGCTGTGATCGATATGCTTTTGCTCTTTGTACTTCTCTGGCATGCGCGCCTTGAGCAAGGTAATCAAGACGGATGGGCTGTACTTTTTCACCTTCACCATCTTGCCGCGCACCATGATCGGCTTGCCCTGCTTATCCAGCTTCGGTTTGCCGTCCTCATCGAAGAGCGGTTCGTACTCATAGACAATCTGGCCCATCGAGAGCGCAGGCTCCTCAACGCCTGCTGCCTGCTCATAGGCCATCATCTCCACTGCCTCGTTCGCTTCCTCTTCCGTGTCTGGCAGTTGCGCGGCAAACGCCTCGTCATGGTCGCGCCAGTATTTGAAAGTGGAGCGATTGATTTTCGCGACTTCGCACGCCGCTTTGATAATGCCGATTTCCCGATACGCCTTCAAAAACAGCTTTTGTTTTTTTGCTCGCTGCGCAGGCGAGAGCGGAATCGGCGGATTATGCGCGTAATAGATGGTGGAGTCGATGGAGTCTTTCTTCTCGTCGCTCATCCCACCTCCCTTGGGCCAAAACCACAAAAAGCCGGATGCCCGAAGACACCCGGCGATGGCGCGCAGTGTAATAAAAAAAATCGCTGGATTTTCGTCCAGCGATGGCGTGCAACTTCTGTGATGAGTATAGCACAAAATGAACTTTTGTGCTAGTGGAGCGAAAATATGCTTATTTCAATTCACTCTGCTCATCCACCACCAAGCATAGCGCCTCTTCACGGCTTGCCAGAATATAGGCCATAAAACGATGCTTGCCATTTTTGATGGCATACATACCCGGGTGTGTTGAAGATGGCATCACCATGATCGGATCCATGTTCTCCCCTGGATGCTCCTGCAAAAGCCTGGTGTACTGCACAACTTTCTCAGGAAAGCAGGAGACAAACTCAGTCACTTGCAAGCATTCCAGCGGAATAGAGCGAACATAGAGCTTTGCATCAGCTTTGAGCATCGATCTCCTCTTCTATCTCATCGAGATACTTCATCTCGTATTGGCCTTTGAGATCCAAGAGATGATGTAGTTCGCTCATCGTCTCCGCATGGTACCCGTTATCGAGTGTGACCAGGCCGTTGGGAAACACGACGCCCCACGCCTCATGCTTCTCGTTCTTGCGCGTGTCGCGTGTGCGTGTTTTGCTGTTATCCCAGCTCACCAGAAAGACGCGGGGCTGCGCTCGGCGCTGGAGGAGCGTGTTGAGCGTATCGGCGGGCGGTGTGCTTGCTTGTGTAATCATGATTTCCTCTCTTGCTGTTCTAGCCACTGCTTCCATGCCGCGACCTCTTTGTCGAACTGCTGATCCGTTGATGCGCTCACATGTCCCAGTCGCGCATAGAGATGATAGAGGACATCGCTATTGGAGAAAAGAATCAGCAGCACCTGGCGCATGGGTTCGGAAAGCGGCGGCATGGTGCGCTCCACTAGCGCGGCTCCCGTAAACCAGGTTGGACTGGCATCAGGCTTGCGCGGGAACCGGTTGCGCAGGGGCGTCTTCACCTCATTGTTCTCAGCACTCATCACGGTAATCGCTTGTCACATAGAGCGGCCCGTAGCGGGCCTCGATGCGTGACCAGATGGCAGCGAAAGCGCGTTCCACGAGACGCAGCAGGATTCGTTTCATAATGGCCTCCAGAATGACAAAAGCCGGATGCTCTCGGAAGAACACCCAGCGATGGCGTGCGGTGCTAGACAGTATTGGCTATAAGAATCAGGCAATATCAGGCAAACGGCTGACTAAATAATCATCGGCGCACTTGAATCGTTTAACCTTGCCAGCCTCCAGGAGAATAAAGATTTCTCCATATCCTCCGGTCTCATTCTCCAGCGATTTATCTTTGAAATCCTGGACTTTCAGTGCCATTTTTGCCACATCTTCATCAACGACGATGGTGACACGGCGCAATGGCGGCGCATTTGATGTGTTTTGTGCCATTGTGTTTTACCCCTCATATAAGCAGAATGGCAGCCCGCGAAGGACTGCCAGTGAAGACGTGTTCAGTTCTGAGAGTAGTATAGCCTGAAGAGCGGGCGTATGCAAGAGCATAAAAAGACGCCGTAGGATTCGTCCTACGGCGTCTCAGCCCCCGGATGCTCCCCCTCTCTCCTTTTCCAGTATACCAACCCACCAAAACAACAACAAGCCTGGTTGAGAGATCAACCAGGCTTGTTGTTTGAAGCTGCTACTCGGCTCGTTTACCACTCCCCAGCTCGTCTGCGGAAGAAAAGCAGCTTCTCCCACGTCGCAGCAGACGAACACACCAACCGACGCCTGTTGGCCGGGTCCAGGCAGCATTTTTGCTTTTCCCTGCTCAGTCCACCGCTTACTTTCCGTACCCCACTGGGATACAAAAGCCAGTGCAACCAAGTCATGGCTGGCCGCTCTCTTTGCCAGCAAACTGTTTAATGGGGATACCAGTAGCGGGAGTGCGACTCGAACGCACGACCTCGGGATTATAAGACCCGCGAGCTGCCAACTGCTCCATCCCGCGTTACGTTTCCGGCCCCACCTACTGTGTCAGAGCAGATAAGGCCGTGCTTTTCCGATGAGCCTATTATAGCGCAATCTCAGCAGAATTTCAACTGAGCAATGAGCAATGAGCAATTTAGGCAATTCTGCTGAGCAACTTTACATTAACTATAAATTGCCGCTCTCACGTCTGGACAAAACCACAGCCGTATGCTATCATGCACGGGCGCGAGGGGGTAACGCTGATGCGCAAAAATACTGATGAGGTGATATGTGGCGATGCAAATCTACTCCGGGTAATTGGCCTTTATCTCCTCATATTCTGGCTCTGCCAGTGGCGTGTAGCCGTAGAATGCTCGCAGGCCATTGACAACTTCCAACGTAGTAAATCCCCATCGTAGCGGCGAATCCCCCATTGCTTCCATTTCTTCTTCATACGTAAAGACGCCGCTTACTGATTGTGGCGGCGCAATCACACTGCCGCCTTGGGGTGGTAATAGTGTACCTGATTCTCCTATCAGCCACATGGTCTGAATCTGCCTCTCTTTGTCGCTCTTTACTGGAGAGATTGCATAGATAAAAAGAGCGACAATTATAAACACTGGAAGAGCGATAATACATATCTCAGCAAGTATCATGCCTCGTCCTCTACCCACATTCCGTAGGCCATGCCGTAGCAAAACAATATCACCGCGCCGACGACCAGCAGCACGAACGCCCAGCCGCCGTAGGGCAAGAAATCCAGGCTATGTGAAATCACCAGTACCAGCAGCGTAATCGGAATCATGAGGACGCCCGCCATCGCCAGCACACAAGCTGCAATCACGCAACGGCCAAAGACGGAAAGATACTGCCAGCGAATCTGTGGTTCAGATATCGGCTCCATGTGTTACCCCCTCGTTTCAAGCTGCCTGAAATGGCAGCTATTACCCTACTATACACCCTATCATATGCCCTGCGCAGCAAGCAAGGCTACGTGATCAATCCAGGTTGATCAGCTCTATCTCTACCAGCTCGGCCCGCTGTCGATTATGCTCTCTCAGCTTCTCTCGCGCTGCCTCCAGCCCCTTTTGTACATGCGGATCAGGAGTAAAGTATCGGATGCGGCTATAGAAATAGCGCAGCGTTTTGGCGTCGTAGGCATGGATCAGCGAGTACATCTTCTTGTAAATGTCATCTGGCTTTTTCTGCGTCAGCTCCACTTCGATAGCATGGTTGCCATCGTCCGTGTGAAGAATACCGTCGGGAATATGCCGGTGTTCTTCACTGGTATCCGGCAGGATGTAGAGCCCGGCCCGGATCGCCCGCTCGGCTATCCACTCATCGCCTTCTTCCTCGATGTCAATGCGCACGGCATTGATGGCGTAGAGATGATGCAGCCGACTAATCGCCGGAGGCGCAGCCCTGTAGTGCGTGAAGCCAAAAGCGGCAAGGCCCTTGTGTGTCATCCAGAGCCACGGCGGGTACCCCGCCAGGAGTGCCTGGTACTCCACCCATCCAGCACGCCGCCAGCGACTGACCACCTGGCGAACGGCGCTCTCGCTGACGCCCTCAGCACCTGCCCCGGGCCCTGGGCGCGCGTTCACTAAATCCTGAATGAAATTGAAGGGGGTGGCATACATGTCGGCAACCCACGACAGCAGGTAGATGTCGCGGTCGGTGGCCTTCGTGCTGCCTTTGTCGTGGCGCGTTTTGCGTGGCTTACGTGGCTGATCCGTGTCCTTCCTCCCTGATTATCGCCCTGATATATGCCCTGTTATCGCCCTTGTCGCAAAGAGAAGACTGATCATCGATACCATTATCGATGGTAGCGCCTGCCGCGCCGATGGACAGTAGAGTAGCAGCGCCTTTCACCCCGTCGATTATCCTCTCTTTCCCTCTTCAGAGAGGATCAATCCCAATTTCCAGACAATCCTGAATCCAGGCGTCAATCTCTTCCTCTGTCGAGAGCGTTTCGACGCGGCTACGAAGCTCCGCCAGTTCCTCTGGTGGATCATACATCCAGCACGGTGCATGGATGTAGTATCGCAGATAGTCTAGCACGAGCTTGATCTGCAGACGCAACATCGGCTGCTCTTTGTGATGAAAGTAGGCCATGATCGCCGCCGGTAATTCGCCGCTCTGTTCATCTTGCCAGCGCAGCGGCAGGCCGAGTGGTGGTCGGTACCAGTTCGGCATGCAAGAAACAGGATTTGCGATAATCAGATGGTCACCCATTGGACACCTCGCCCTCGATGTAGTCAGACGGGCCGCTAATCATCTTGAGATTGCTAACCGTTGCACCTGGCAGAAGCGGCGGCATCTTACCGGTACGGTAGACCTCTGCGATCTGCGGCTCTAGCCATTCCCCTACCATCTGATTATTCGGCAGAATGGTATAGGGCTGCATTTCAATCTCTAAGGTACTCACGCCGTCGGCAATAGCAGTGAGCTTCGCCTTAACCAGGAGTGCCAACCCGCGCCAGAGTCGCTGTTTCTCCTGCTCATAAGCTGCCTTTGCTTGCGCTGGCGTGCGTTGCCGTTCGCTGTAGCGATTCACCTTCGTCCACTGGAAATCTGAGAGCGGGCGGTAATGTAACTCCATCTTATACCGCCGCCCCCCTAACTCAAACGCAATAACGGCCCGATTCCCCTGCTCACCATAGAGGAAACCGGTCGCATCGTGCTGCATAAGTAGCTTCTCGATCTCCGCACGGCTACCTGCTATTGAGACATTTGTTCCTTCAGCGTATCTCGGGACTTTCTTCTGCGTTCCCATTCTCCCGTCCTTTCATCTTTTCCAGATATGTCGTCACGCTACTTTCGACCACCCACCAGGTGCTGCCTATACGCCATGCCTGAATCTCTCCATCGTCGCGCAGCGCGTGAACCTGCGCCACGCCTGCGAGGCCGAGCCGTCGTTTGGCCTCATTAAGCGGGATCGCGCCTTCTGGTACATACTGTTTTGTGGTGGTAGTCATCTGTTCTATCCTTTCAGGATCTCGCTATCCAGTCTGGCAGGCCGTCATTCTCAAACGTTCGCTCCTGCAACGTATACCGCCCGCGTTGGTACCGCAATTCCTGCCCGCTTTGTTCAGCTTCTCTACACAGCGGCGCGTACAGGCGGTCAAATCGCTTTATCCAGCCGCGCTGATCGTAGCGGTTCAGGCGCTGGACTTTGCTTTCTAGTGATTCTGGCATCACTCCCCTACTCCAACCGGCTCGACCTCCCGCGCCGGTGGCCTTTCCTTGATAAGAACGCCTGTACTACCATACTTTCGTTTGATTTCGGCGATCAATGCCCGCTGCGCTGCCGTATCCAGCAGCGCCGGGCAATTGACGATGCCGGTCACGCAAAGCCCAACGCTCGTGGTGATAACGAGCCGTTTTGCTGATTTCATGAAAATCTTACCTCTACAAGACTGATAAAAATGTTGATGGTTTCTCAGGAAAAATGTTGATGGTTTACGCTCAAATCGTTAAGAATTTTCCGCCTTCGGCATCAACATTTTTCCCTCTTCAAACGGGAACGGCTCTCCATGTGCCTGGCACCATTCCCACAGTTTGTTGATGAAGTACAGTCGCTCCCCCAGCGGCCATATCTCGGTATTCACGTTCTGAACGTCAGCAAATTGCTGAATATATGTTTGGAACACCTGTGCTGATGCATGCCAACAATCAACCACTTGCTCGCTTCCGATAGGCTGAAAGGTCAACTGGCGCAGGTCGTACAACTGGAATGCGCCCGTGAGTTTGTCGGTCGCGCCGGATTCGCTCTGCTTCCGTGTGCTGCTCTTGCCGCTTTTGCGCGGCTTGTCGGTCGCGGCGGGGAGCGAAGAACGCTGGGTATTCTCGCTTGAAGTATCGTCGCATCTGGGCATCTCGCTCATAAATCCATAATCCTTTCTGTGGATAGGGGATATCCGCGTCCCTCGTCTCCTCATAGCGCACTTGCAGCATCGTGATGACCTCTACCGTGCCAAGCTCTTTTTTCCCTGGCCCGATTCCGATATGAGCCATCTTTGGCTTGCCTTGCCAGGCCGGTGGAGCGTCAGAAAGCGACGCTCCACCGTTAATATTTTTCGGACCAGCATCAACATTTTTCGGCGGTTCAGCTAATTCTGGTGGCCGTTGCTGGCCCCCGTCTGGCCGGCCGTGTTCAGTGGGGGCTGAGCGAAAGGGTCAGTTTGCGGCGGGGATTGCATCCCTTGCGTAGCAGATTTCATGCGCTCCAACCACGCATGAAATGACATTGTACCCGTTTCACCAGATTGCTTGTACAGATTGAACCACTGTTCCATACCAGAAGGAAAATCTGCGGATTGCCCACGCGCAAAACCTTTTTCATGTGCCTGAGTGAGCAATTCCTGCATTTGTTCATACGTGAACGTTTGTTCTGATAGCTTTTGCTGCGTTGCTGGCGCTGGCTGTGCAGGTGGCAATGCCGGTTGTGACGCGGGCGCCTGTGCTGGAGCATGTTCCTCCTGTTCGTCTTGCTCGTACTGCTCAAACTCGTCGCGACGCGGGTGCCGCTTTTGATGCTCCAAAATCAACCACGACATGAGCGCGAGAATGTTGAAAACGAGGGCGACAATGCTGACAGCATAGCCGATGTCAACCATTGCCGGGCTGACGGAGATGCTGAAACGGAAGTAGAACTGGATGACCAGGTACAGGATACTCGCCAGCAGCGACAGGATGAACGTCAGCCCCCACGCGATGATGACCCAGGTTTTCGCGCCCCGTGACGCGAAGCGGTAGAACGTGTGTACCACCGCCCAGAACGCTGCCAGGATGTCGAACGAGAGCATGGTCAGGATTTTTGCAAGCAACTGGTCATCGGGAAACAACCAGTTGACGAATTGCCAGGTTTGCCAGCCAAAGAGGCTGAGCAGCGCAGCGTACATGGCAAGCCCGACGTACATCAGCGGGCTATTCCATGCATTGTGCTGCTTTTGTGTGGTTGCCATGATTTCCTTCTTTCTCAGCTCCCTATCTCCATCCGTTTGAACTGGTAGGGAGCAATCTTGCTTGTGTCAGACGGGAGCAAGATGCTCCCATATGTTGCCCCGCGCTACATCAATGCTCATGCGGCAGATAGAATCCACCACATTCGACGCACCAGGCGCGCGTATCCGGCGCGCCCGTGTAGGTGTAGTAAAATGCCGCCGAAGCCTCTTCTGCCTCTTCATCGCTATGGCTTGCGGCATACTGATCGGCCACATGTGATTGCACGTGCGCAGTGGCAACACCGGACATGTTTGGGTCAGATGCCCGAAATCGCTGCCCGGCCTTTTGCCCATAGGCACGCGCGCGGGCCATGTCATCCTCATCTGGCCGATCATTGCCACCAAAAAGCCAATTGAGTAAGCCCATCGCTCACCTCCTGATGAGCGCGAACAAGGTATGTGTCAGCTACCCCGTTCACGCTCATTTGACTATTCAACGCACTCCACGCCAACTTGTCTATTTCAAGCGGTCGCCCGCTGAAACAGCTACGAAATGCCCTCTTGCTCACTCCATACCGGGTCCTGGCTCACATTGACGAAACCAACTTCGCGGTACCCGCACGATATACAAAATCGCGTGAGTCGCACGGTCCAGATGCGGCCTGTGCGCGTATCGAATGCCACTTCTGGCGGACTTGCCTGCGACCAGTGCAGCAGCTCACCACAGCGCGGACAGGGCTTTTCACAGACGAAGGACGGCAGCGCCTCATCCATTATCGCGCCTCCTGACTCAGCCTCAATAGCGCATGCACGGTACAGAGCAGGTGCCAGACCTCGACGTTGGCCTGCTGCACGTCCGAGTCACGCGAAAACAGCGATTTTTGCGCCTTCTCCATCATGGCTTGCAGGCTTTCCAGCATCTCCCCAATCGGCATACTCTTGCCCTGCACGGCCATGAAGAGTGCCACGATCTCCAGCACCGCCTCATAGAGCGCGCTCTTTTCGGGCAATAGCGCGGCGATGCCGGAGAAAATGAAGATGAGACGCTCAAGAGAGGCTCGCGGTATCACGCCTCACCTCGCTTTCCCGCCAGCCAATCGGATCGAGTTTGCCTGCCACAAAGAGGCCAATTGCCTCAATCTGCTCTGTCTCCGGCGTGCCGTCTTGCCAGAGAACTGGTACCTCACCCGCCCGAAAGCGTTGCCAGTTCGCCGCCTCTTTACTGGTCTGCCGCACTATCCGGCGGCGATAGACATGTGCCTGCCAGCAACACCAGGTGGTGAAGACGATGGTGCCGACAATACAGAGCGCACCGATGGCGGCAAGGATGAAGACGACAATGATCATCAT